AGTTGTTCGCGACCTCGTAGCGGCAGCGCATCCGCAGCGTCCGGCGCACCTCGGGGCTCGCCGCCGCGTCCGGCGAGAGCGAGTCCGCATTCGCCCAGTGACGGCGGTTGTCGTCGGTGGTCGCGGCCGAGTCGAAACGGGCGCGCAGCCGCCGCACGGGCACCGCCCGCAGGCGCGAGAGCACCACCGACTTTCGGTCCGCGGTCGTTGCGATCATCAGCACGCCCCCGGCGGGATCATCTTGGTGCGCCGCACGCCAAGGCCCTTCCGGGCCGCGTCCTTCGATGCCAGATACCGGTCGGCCTCGATCTGCTCGCGCAATGAGTGCTGCTCCATCTCGCCGGAGTCGCCCTTGGCCCGACGAGGGCCCCGGGCATTGCGGCGGATCGAGTTCTCAAGACTCCTGGCCATGCACTCCTCCGATATGACAGAGGGCAGTCTCTGGCAGGGGTGGGGACAGGAGAAGTCGAAGACTGGGCGGGTTGTTACACCGGTAGAACCTCCCGGCCCAGGCCCCTCAGGCCCGAACCTTGACAAGGGCAACCCCCTGCGGACAATCGCCGGCAACTGCTGGGAAGGGCACTCGATGCCAAGCAGAGTAAACATCAGGCGCATCTTGGCGGAGGCTATGCACCGCAATCTGCCGGATTTTCTGCCCATGCTGGAGGAGAAGCATGGCTACTGGTTTCGACGTCCGCCTGTTGGACACGGATTGCTGTATAACGTCGTTCTGGTCTGCCATGCGGTGAAACCTCCTTGTCTCTCGGCAGACGTCTACGCGGGGGTACTCTCCATGTGGGACCGGCAATATGGGCGGCACCTACTTCAACGGTCAACCGGCTTGCCGAACCTTCGCCTCGGCTCGCAGGCAATTCCGGTCGAAGAGAGCTCCTATCCATACGACGGCTCCGAATCTGGCGCCGTCACAGCTGTCTCGCGCATAGTGGCAGAGCTTGGTCAGTTTGCCGTGCCGTGGTTTGAAGAGGCAGAAAGATCGCTGGCGGAAGACCCTCTGGTCAAGTGCGCGCTGGATTGGCTTGCCAAGCGATGGCGGGACATTCCGGCCGATGTGGCAGATCAGATGGACGCGGCCTTTCGGAAAGCGAACCACAAGCCCCAGGATGTCGATCATCCCCTGCTGAATGAACTCAAAGCCTTCCTCCGATCAGCAGGCCAGAGTCTTCCGATCACGCCGCAGCACAGGAAGGAGATTTCGATCCTCGCAATCCAGACTCTGGAGTACGCGCAGGAGCGGAAACGGACGTCAAACCAGTTCCCCCTGGAAGATGGGAGGAGCTCCTGATGGGCTTCTTCAGTGCCTGCAGAGAGTGATTAGCCATCATGGAACCGGGACAGCTTTTCATTGAACGCCGCATCTTGGAATCGTCTGCCACTGAGATGCTTAACTACCGCGCCCACGAGCCGTTGGTCTACCGGATGGTTTGCCAGTTCGAACCGGCGAGCGGCCATAAACAACTTGTTCTCAACGAAGTGCCGTCCGCAATACGTAAGCGACTGGACTGCCTCCTTGAATTCTGCGAGAACAACCCGGGGACATCCTTCGTCGCGGATTCGGTTCTGGACGGCGTTTCATACACAGTCCGATACAGCCGGAAGACTTGGCATCTTTTTTGCCCCGACCTCGCGGAGATGGCTGATGTCAAGCGCGTCGGGGAGCTTCTCGATGCCTTGTTTGATGAACTGGAGAAGCAGAGGGCAGAATGTTAGAGCTGCACAAGTTGAGCTGCAATCTCACGCAGCGGGATATTGACCTAGTCGTGGACCATGATTGGGTTGGTCCCGAGACTACGTCTATTCTCGACATCTGCGCCTGCGCGGAGGCGCAGAGTGGCGGTTGTCACCGGATAGGATGCGTCTTCATGTCTTCGCGAGGTCCAGGGGCGCCGGAGTCCCTTTGCGGCGATCCTATCCCCCTGCGCCTTCGCAACGTGCCAGGCGGAACCGAGTTCCCATTTGACGAGCATCAATTCAAGCAGAAACTCGGAATCACGACCCTGGAGCTCAGTCTCGAAACAGAGGGTGAGGAGGAACGCAAGTAGATGTTCGGTTTCATCCGGAACTGGTCACGCGCCCGCGCGGAGAATAAGCGCCTGATTGAACTGACGCGCGAAGCATTTCACTCCAAGTATCCGGATAGATATATGGTTGGCTGGAACATCCGCCCTCAGCGATTGCCCACTGGCGACGCTGTTGTCACGATCTGTTGGAGCCAAGCGCGTCCTCCGCGCCGCACGTGGTGGCGAATTCCCAAGGGAACGGACACGGCTACAGAATTGAGCGGGGAAGAGGCACAGGCATTGGTGGACATTCCACCGTGGCGATAGACACCGCAGCTGCCCCTGCACCCGCTCCGGGTGCGGGGAAGATGGTGCCGGGGAGTCTTGAGGAGGGAGCCCATGTCGCTAGCATCTGACCTGCCACGGATGGATGACGAGTCCCTTGCTGATGCTTGCGTATATATCGACTGGCGCGAAGAGGAGGAGGCTATCGTTGAGTACTTCGCCGAGAAACTGGATGAGGCTGACAAGCTAGCGGCGATATGGAAAGGTGACGAACTGTGGATCGTCTACAACGGCAAGGAACACAAGCTACCCTTGACGATCTCGCCCAAGGACCGGTCTGTAGCCCTCAGTTCTTTGGCCGTCGTGCTGCAACCGAAGTACGAGTTCCGTTTCCTGCTACAGTCCGCAGGAAGCGATACACTCAGTTTCCTCCTCTTGCGCCGCGAGGAATGGGAGGAGTTGACCCGTTCGCATCCCGATTGGCTCAACCGGCATTTTGAGCCCATGAAGATCGGGCATGACTACTTCGGGGATGAAGAAATCCCATATGTGGGCCGCGAGGGCGCTCTGCCGAAGGCCAACAAACCTTGGTGGCGATTCTGGTAGGCGATCTCTATGCCCATATCCAGTGATTGTGGAGCAGCAGTGAATGACTGAGCAAGAGGCCATAGCCATCGCCCAGGAGTGCGTCCGGCGCGAGAATATCGCGGTGGGCAAGGTTTGTAGAATTCGATTCGTCTCAGTTGGCGTTCTTGCCCAGGCCGGCATTGACGCATCCGAGGCAAGATGGATGGTCTCTTTCGAATACCAGGGGCCTGCGGTAGAGGAAGCCCCGAAAGTCATTGTCCATCCGCCGACTGAAGCACCCACAACGGTGATCGTGGGTGACGAATCCAAGGCGGCTGAAATCCTCACGGAGCTATGAAGGCTATCAGATGTTTAGCGCTCATAGGTTCTCATGAGTTGTCATTCGGCGCCCACAGTACCTGCACTCCCGTCTCCGCCGAATCCGCCCGCCGGAGACGGCCCGCGTGTAGAGAACGTGGAAGTGCCTGCACCCGCACCGCGGGCACTCCAGCCCCCGTTTCTCCTCGGGCCTCTTGGCTTCGGCCGGCTCGCCGGTCATCGTCTGCCTCGCTGAAGGTCGGACAGCTTCACCCGCTCGCGCCGGACGGTCTCCCGGATGTCCGTGCCGGGCAGAACCGCCCCTTGAACGGATGCCGCCACGGCGCAGCCAACCATGCAGTCTAGCCAATGGTTCTCGACGGCCTCCGGCCGCATCTTCCATTCGTCCACCACTCGCCCGCGCCCCTCAGTCTTGACCCGGTACTCGGCCGTCAGGTGCTCGGCCATCAACCGGTGCCCTTCCGGGTCCCGGCCGTAGAGCGAGAGACAGCCTTTGTCGCCCATGGGTACGGCCAGCCGGGCGTGAATGAAGGTCTTCCAGTAGTTCGAGTCGAAGACCACGTGCCGCACCGCCCGCCGCCCCTGCACGTTCGGGATGCGCCAGTTGAGACCGACCCGGTCGCCGCGCTTCCGGCGGTACTCGCTGAACGGGATCGACGAGGCCCCCACGAACCGCCCGTGGCTGGGCAGTAGCACCGCCGCGTGGGTGCTCTGCCGGCAGAACTGGTAGACTACGTCGGTGGACGTGCCCCAGTTGGCGTCCACCAGGCACCGCTCGATCTTGAGATGGGCCCCGTCGTCCCGCCGCCACTCCCGGCCGAGCAGCTCGCCGGCCAAGGCCTCCAGGCCGGCGTAGATCGCTCCTTCGAGCCCAGCGCCCTTCGCCGCCCACTGCAGCGTCCGCTGGGCATCCCGGAGCGTGAAGTAAGGCCGCCGCTGGTCCGGATAGGCCCCATAATCGAGGACGTAGCCGGTAAAATCGTCCTCCCATGCGACCACCGTGTAGTAGAGCAGCTTGCCCTGGACGTCCACAAAGGCGGTCAGGCGGCTCGCGCCGATGGGCACCTCGGCGCGCTTCATGCCATTGAGCTTCTGCGCAATCTGGTCGGCCGAGAGCAAACCTTCGTCCTCGGCGGCCTTTTCCGGCAGCGGCTCGTTCTGGTACTCCGCGAAGAAAGCGGCCTCGTCCTGGAGCTTGAGGTTCATGGCGTGTTGAACGGCACTGGCCTCGTCGTAGTTGAACCGCTCCGGCCAGGCGACCGCCGCGCCCTCGTCCAGGGCTGCCCGGTTGGCCTCGTAGAACGCCGTCGCTTCGCGCAGGTCTCCGTGGACCCGCAGGCTTTCGGCCCGGACCTCGGCATACCTGGCCCAGAGCTTCTCGTTCGTCGGGAAGGCGTAGACCATCTTCGTCCGCTCGCCGTTCCACTCCGGATGCTCCTCGCGGTCGAGGATGTTGTCGGCCATGTCGCCCGGGCGAATCACCGTGCAAGGCATGATCCCGGCGATCTTCTTGCCCGGGCCGGCCAAGCCCAGGACCGCGCCAGCCAAGATGCGCTCGCGGGTGTTGCACTGCGAGAGCGAGCGCGCCGATTCATCCGTCTGCGGATCGTCCAGCACCACCAGCGACGGCCGCACCGTCTTACCATCAGCCCGCTTGTACTTCATGCCGCGGATGCGCCCGGTGATACCGGCAACCTTGATGATGGCACCGGAGGCATTCGAGTCCGGCATGGTCGGCAGGACCACCTCGTTGGCCGTCCAGCCGATGTGCGTCCGCTCGCCCTGGAAGAGCTGCCCCGAGCACCGATTGGCGATCCCGTCCAGGCACCGGATGGGGTGAGCCACCTCGGGGAAGTCGGCCTCGAGGAAGTCGTTCCCGTCGAGTTCCATTTTGATGCTTTCCAGCATCTCCAGGCCGTGGACCTCCGATGCGCCGATCAGGCAGACAAAGTCCCGGTGCCCGTAGAGCACCGCCCAGAGGCAGGCGCACTCGGCGATGGAGGTCTTCCCCGACCCGCGCGGCATGGCCAGGGCGAAGAGGCCGCCCCGGAGTACCGCCTGCTCTACCTTGGCAATCACCTTCAGGTGGTCTGGCGACCAGGGTAGGTGGAAGGTCTGCGGGAAGTATGCCTGGCAGAAGAACCGGAAGTCGCCGGCGGCCTTCTCCTTCCGCTCCGGATCAACCACCGCGGGTAGCTCGCCGATGTCCCGGCCGGCCTCGGATA